TTCAAACATCTGTTGTGCGCCTTGCATTCCTTGTGACTCTTCAGACACTTGTCCGCCAGCTTCTAAATTTTTCATCATGTTCTCCATAACTTCTGCGCCTTTATCTATATCTCCACCACCTGCATTTCTAACAGCATCTGCAGTAAATACAAACTCATTTACACTTAATCTTGCAGGAACATCGTCTGCTTTTTCTTCTCTTCCAATAGGTACAAACCCACCTTCAGCTCTATAATCTTTTTCCATACCGCCAAGGTCCATGATTCCACCTTCGGCTTTACCTATTCTACCACCCATAGCCATAGCTGACATATCTTTAGTATCCATTCTTCCTAGATAAGGATACTTAACTCTTAATGCTTTTAATTTATTTCCTGATGAATCTTTAAATGCTTCTTGTACTTCTGTTCTAATAGCAGCAAGATCTAATCCTTCACCACGGTCCATGATTTGATCTTCTACATCATCTGGACCACCTAGTAATGCTTCTGCTGTTTTGTATATACCAAAAGCTCCTACTGCTTTTTTAATATCAAAATTTTCTCCTAAAGGATTAAGGTCACCTAAAGATGTTGGAACGTATTCCATGATTTTAGATTTTAAATTTGCTAGTGGAGAATCTTGAGAGGCTAGCTTAACATTTTTTAATGCCTTATCTGTTAATGCAGCTTGTGCATCTAAGTCACCTGAAACAGAATATAAACCTTCTTCTGGTCTCATTACAACTTCACCTGTTGCATTATCTATTGTATAATTTTTTCCAGCCATTTGTTTATTATCTACTGGTATTGTATTTGAAACATTTGCTTTTGGTGTTCCACCAAATAATCTTGCACCTGATGTTGGAGATGTAAAGTAACTTCCAAGACCAGTTTGTCCAGCCATTGCTTTAGATTTTAAACCTCCTTGAAAACCTGCTCCGCCCAACATCCTTGATACATTTCCTAAACCATAATTTATTAATCCTGATTTAAGTGATGAACCTATTCTACCTGTTTGATCAAAGCTACCTATACCAGACATTAAACCTGCAGCTAACGGGTTAAACGGTGCAACAAACGGTGCAGCCTTAACTGCAATCTCTGCTACTTCATTTGGTATAACTTTTCTTACAAATTTTTTAAGTTTACTTCCTATTCCATATCTACGTCTACCATCCATACCCATGATACCACCATACGCTGCCATCTGTCTGTCAGGTAATACTGGTCCTGTAGGTTTAGGTTGAAAAGGGTTAACTGGTTTTGTTGGATCTTGTGGTAAAGGATTGCCACCGGCCATTTGTCCTTCGGCCATAGCTTGTTCCATAAACTGTTGCATAGACATAGGCTCTCTTCCCATCTCCATCATTTCATCAACATATTTTAGATACTCTTCTTCTAGTTGAGCCATCATCATTTGTTCTATTTCTTGTGGAGATTTGGGACCTTCATCACCTCTATATTTTATAGATGGTGCGTTAGTCTCAAGTTCTTCTGAAATTTGTATATCTTCTATTCCCATGGTTTTGCCACTTTACTTTGTTTTTAAGAACAAATCAAGAGGTGGCATAATAACATTTACGTCCTGAGCCATCTCCTCATTCTTATATCCTTTAGCTTGCCAATCCTTTTTTTCTTTAAAAAGTTCTCCTGTTTCCTTGTGCCTATATGTTGTTTCTACTTTTGCATTTAATACCGGTATTTCATTCATTATGTCGTTACCTCTTTCTTAATGTTTAGATAGCTAATAGCTACATCAAACGAATCCGTTGTGCTTGATTGTACCGTAAAAGTTTTACCACCCTCTACTATTAGCGGTTGTGTTAGTAATTCTGTTGTTGTGTCTGCTGTTAGTGCTGATGACTTAATAGCTGTGATACTGTTATTAGTAACAGTAACAATTGGTGTACTAGCTGATGTAACAAGAATAGATTTAATAACAATAGTTTCATTAACTGCAGGAACACCAGATCCTAACGGTGTAAGTGCAGCACCACTTGTACTATTATCTATACCTACAAACTTATATTGATTTACTACTGCCATTAATCTAAAAAGAAGCTTCTAGCTTCTATCTCCTGTTTTAATTCTTCTTGAAACGTTGTGTTTAATTTCTCAAGAACTGCATCTAAATCTCTAACTAAAGACTGTGCTACGTCTTCTTCATAATCTGAACTTGCTCTAGTTAATGTTTGTACTATCTTTGCCATTATACTGTGTAATAATTTTGCATTCTTGCTTCAATTTCTTTTCTAATATCTTCAGGTTGGTTTTGTAAATATCTTGAAAAGAAATCATCAATAGTAGTATCGTCAGTAGTATCATCGGTCATGTCACTAACATCTATGTTCATAACACCTTGGGTTGAATCTCCTTGTGCTGCACGTTTGTTAATTTCATTTTGACTTAATTCTGTGCCACCATAAGCTCCAACATTTCCAGCCAGTCTTTGTTCCATATAATCATTGTAACCATCTATTCCATAACCAAAAGGTTTTCCAGTTGCAGGATTTATTTTTCCTCCAATACTATTTTTTTGAAAAAACTTTGTATTTGTCTCATAACCAAATCTACCTAACGTGTTACCTATAAAATTTAGACTAGGAATTTTACTGTTAAATGAATATTCTGGAAAATTATTTGTTAAATATGTGTTTTTTTCAAACTGAGAACCTGGACCTACTGCACTATAATCAACACCTGGAACTTTGCCATATCCAGTTAATGCAACTTCATCAACAATATTTGTAGTAGGAGGCGAGTAAGTTGGTCCACCGTGAATGTTAGGACTGTTATCATTACTAGGACCGTCATTACTAGGACTACTTTTACCAGCATCTCCATAACCACCTTGAGGTCCACCTTGATAACCACCTTTACTTGTATCAGTGCTGTCTTTATCTTTACCCATATCAGAACCACCGCCGTATTGACGTCTGCCATCCATACCCATAACACCACCAAAAGCTTTTGCAACTCTTTGGCCCATTGCATACATCTGTCTAGCTTGTTGTAATCTTGTAATTGACACTATCGTCTTCCTCCAGTTTGTATATCTAACCTAAAAGTACCTAATTTCCAACTAGTATCTACTGCTGTGTTTGATATTGTAAGTGCTATAGCTCTCGCTCTCGCTCTTGTATCTACTTTTGTTGTACCACTTGTTATTGTAAAAGGTCCAAGTGATGAGCTAGCAGCTGTGTCATTAGGATAATTTCTTAAATCTAATTGTATAATAGAACTTCCTTGTTGTGCTATAAAATCAGGAATAATTCTGCTAACTCTCATAATGTTTTCACCATCACCTCTCAAGTCACCTAAATTAGTTGCAGCTCCTCTTACAACTTTTTGTGTAATATCATAATCACCAGAGGTAATATCAGCTGGTATGGCTGTTGTTACTCCAAGTCTTACCTGATTAACACCTGTTTCATGTTCATAGTAGTAAGAAATTCCTTCAGTGTTACCTGTTACATCAAAAGATGTATCCGTACCTGCATCGTATTGAGTAGCATGAGGTAAACCAAACACAGCTGAGTCTTGCCATGTAGTTCTAATAAACAAAGGACTTGCATTTACAAACCATATAGGTCGTTTAGCAGTTGAATCTAAATAACTATAGGTAACTGATTGTGTGTTTACATTAGAGTTAGCTTCTGGATAAAACCAAGTAATCTCTCCAAACAAGTTATTAATGCCTGCGTAAACCATTTGATTAGATGTTGTGTTTAAATTATCATAAACATAATCTTCAACTAAACAGTCCATAGATTCTAGTTTACCGGTGTATCTAAAAAAACCATTATCAGACATCCAGTACGCAGCACCATCAACTTCAACAGCTGCGTTCTTACCAATCAGTCCACAGTTAGTTCCTACTTGTTCAAAGGCAAAAGTAAAAGGAGTACCAACAAAACGCATGGTAAATAAAGCTGTATCTGTCCAAACATAAAGTGCATTTCTACCAAGTTTAGCTCCCATGATCCGTGATCCGGCGGCCAGTCTTTGTGTACCTGCACTATTCTCAGCTGTAGGAGCATATTCATTAATATTTTCTTGAGACGAGAATCTTATAAACATGTCGTCTTGTGTAGCTTTATTACCAATAGTTGTTTCTGTTCCAAAAAATACTAAGTGACGGTCAGGTGTAGATACTAACATATCACGTGACGCTGTTGGTGCACCTGATATAATTGTTGCTCTTGTTGTTACAGCATTTGTTAAATCTGAATTCCATTCAAAACACTCACCATTAAATATTAAACAAATAGCTGTACTACCTAAATTATCTATAGACCACATACCAGGTTCTGCAACTTTATCTGTAGTAGAAGCTGCTGATCCCCATCCAGAAAAACCACTGTAATTAGTAACGGTTGCACTAGTGCTATGAGCAGCTCTGGTTGTTCCTCTAACCGCTCTGGTAATTCCAGTAAAACTTGTAGATGTAATTCCTGTGTAGGATATTTCTTCAGTACCAACTTGTATAAAATTTGTACCTGCACTCGGAAATCCCGTGGTGCTTGCTACGTTAATTGTAGACCCTGATCCACCGGTTCCAAATGCATTATCTCCTAATGATCCATTTAATGTTGTTGTTTGTGGGTTTGTAGTTGTACCACCCCACTGAGATATACCATAACCAAAAACACCTACTTGGTCTGGTGGTCCTACGTGATAGTATTGAAAATAAGTTATGCCTCCAGAAGTAGTTGCTCCCGCTCCTCCTTCGTTTCCAGGCATTGTAATAGTAATAGTAGTTCCCGTTGGTATTGATGTTACCATAAATTTTTTATCACAAAAATCTGCGGCACCAAAATTTGAACCTGTAATTGCACTAAATGTACTTGTGTCACCAAATAAAATTATATCACCCGGCTGAAAATTATGTGCTGATGAAAAAGTAATAGTCACAATAGGTGAGCCGTTACTTGTACTAAAAGCATTTGTAAGAGCTGTACCTAATGGATTAGTTAAGGGGTGTATATCATAGTACACATCTCCTGTGTAAGCATATAAAATTCTATTAGTTCCAATTAAAGAGTATTTAATACCTGTTTTATTGACCATGTGATGCAAACCTCTAGCTGCACCAGTTAATTTACTATCTCCTAATTGAGACCAACCGCCTATTTTTTCAGGTGTACCATATCTAAAACGTACATTTGTACCACCTATCCATTGAGACTCGGCTCCTGTAGATGTAACTTGTTTATTGAATCCTGGTAAAAACCCTAATTTTTGTAGCATTTAATTTCCTTATTATTAATACTTAGGCAGCACTATATTCCAATCCAATTCAAATATCAAATCTTTCAATAACACTTGTTTTAACCTGGTTTTTTTAGAATATTCTCTAAGTTCTTCTACGTCTACTATTATCCATTGATTTTTTAAATCAAATACTATTTTATCTGCTTTAGAAATATTACGTACTTTCTTACCTACAGCATTATTTTGATATTTAGATAAAGGTCTTAAATCAAATTTAAAAGATTTATTTGTTCTATTTTTTAGAATACCCTCTACATCCCATGACTCTTTTTCTTTTTTATTTTTGAGGGGGTATTTAATATTTTTTAAATGTTTTATGAAGCTATCCAAGCTGTACCATTCCAGTCATAGACTGTAGGTGTGTCTGAAGTATCGTTTGATTTTTTAGCTTCCCAACCTTTAGTATTATCTTCCCTATATTTTGCATCATTCCATTCTATCATATAAAAATACTCTTCAGGATTTTCTCCATTTCTAATTGTTGGAAAAGGAATAGGACTCATCCAATTATCATCAGCATTTAATGTCCATGATTGATAAGGTTGTTGAGATATAAATTTATCTTTTACAGAATCATAAACATCTCCCATGCCTGCATATTTTTTTCTAAACCTACTATTGTAAGAAGTTTGTTTCCAAATCCCACCTTTAAAAAATTTGATACACCATGTTTCTCCATCAACATGCATGTCATTGTCTTCTAAAGTTCCACCGTTTGCAGGAATATCATTTCCCACAACAACAATTCTTTGTACCACTAATTGTGTGTCTGATGTAAATCCACTAGGATCTGTCATTTCTTTTAATTCTGTAAAATGTGCCATATTTTTACTCCAATAAATTTAATACTATATTATTTTTTAGATACCGTCAACTTAGAACCTTTAAAGTAAGAAGGTAATCCAATTAAAGGTCTTTTATCTAATTTATTTTCTTTAGCTGTTTTAGAACCTGCCTTATTATAATGTAAAAATACTTGACCACAATCTTTACCTTGAAACTCATCTCTCCAATGTTCTAAATCACAACCAGAATATATTAACATATCTCCTGGTTTGAGATCAACTTTGATACCCGCTTGACCCTTTCTACCTGTTGGATCAAGATAGATTGGCCATGGATCACCACCGAGATTTAATGTTGTAGATATTTCACATGAATACCTATCTTTATGACGAGCTAACACATCTCCATTTTTGTATATTCTTGCATAAGAATAAGTTTCAGAAAGTTTTAGGCCAGTGTGTTTTTCCATTAACGGTTTTACTTGTTGTAATAAAGTGTCCATCGCTATGTCAGAATAATGTGAATAAGTATTAGGAACTTGAGTATCATTCCATACTCCAAAATATTCAGTAAATGGTGATATAAATTTACTTTCAAATAAAACTTTAGCTACATTTCTTTTATTTAAAAAGTATTGATAAACAAAATTAGCTAATTCTTCCGATATAACTTTTTTTAATACTGTGTATTTATTTTTTTTGAACGACATCTAATACTCCTTTCGGTATTGCTTGACAGTTAAAATGTATAAATCTAAATGGATTATAACCCATATCTACAGCGTACTGATGAGGCATGTACGATGGAAAAAAAATCATTCTACCTGGTTTTACTTGATAATTAATTTGTGATGTTGCGTAAGTTACTTTTGTTTTATCTTTTTCTGGTAAAAGATTCATAACATTACCTGGTCTTGGATCGTCAAATATAGGTAGAGATGTAGATTCATCTGCTTTTAAAAAATAAAAACCTGATATATGACCATTCCAATGTGTGTGTAAACTGTGATGCCCACCACCTTTTTTAGCAAATTCTTGTACCCACATTTCAGTCAAAAAAACATTATGCTCATCTAAATTAAATCCCATTTCTAACAATAAATTTCTAGATGTTGCAATAATATAATTTTGTAATTTCATAAAATTAGAATCATTAATAAGAGAAATAGAATGAAATACATTACCCATGTCTCCTTTGTCACCAAATTTTTTATTACGTTCATCAATAGCCGGTTTTGATAATTTTTTAGATTCTTCAATGTATTTGTTTGATTTTTTATTTAAGTCTTTAACAAATTCCGGTGCATCTGCAAACCATATAGGACATTTAAAAAATTCCTCTATTTGTAATTTTTTTGGATATTCTTTTTTCATAATTATTTAAATGGGTATCCTAAATTCCAAATCACCAAACTGTTTCTTTCTCCACTTTTAACTGGACATACTCTATGCCATACAAATGAAGGAAATACAACCAAAGATCCTTTAGGTAATATCTCTTTACATTTTACAGGTTTTCTTTTTTTATCAGGATCTAGGTCTCTATAATCAAATTCTAACTCCCCTCCCTTGTACTCTTTAGGATCAGACAAAGTTACTGTTACAGATAGTTTTCTTATCTTACCGTTTGTCGGATCTTGTGGATTTTGTGTATTGACATATGGTTTATCCCGACTATCACAATGCCAATCGTAGTATTGGCCTTTTTTATATTTTGTAAACTGACAAGATTCAGACCAATCCCATTCAAAGTTCCATCCAGCTAATTCATTTGCTTTGTGAACGTATGGCTGTATTTCTTTGTAAACCCATGTATCATTTATCCAAACAATATTAGAATTTCTTTTTTTCTTTAAATCTTTTATTTGTTCTTTATTTAATTTTTTAGCACCATAACCACCAGTGACTGCCATTTGATCTTGAAGTTGATGACCATATTTTACAATGTCATCACAAATACGTTCTGGAATAGCTGATTGAAAATAGTAGTAATAGTTAAATAAATTCATATATCTTTATACTGAATTTATATCATTTGAAAAATTTAAATCAATGTAATTACTAATTTGATTTAAATATTAAGCAGAAATAGTTAACGTTCCAGTTACTATAAATTTAGCAGTTTTTGTACTACCCGGTGTACAAGTTACAGAATTTGATCCAGGAGTAACTACTACATTAGGATATGCATTTGGAATTCTAAATGATGCTACACCACTTCCACCACTTGCGCCGGTTGTAGCTGTGCCTGGATTGAAATTTTGAACATCAACACCTGCACTTCCGCCACCGCCTCCGGTTTGGGCAGTTCCAGCAACTGCGTCTCCGGTTGGATTACCAGCTCCACGGCCACCACCGCCTGGACCTCCAGCTCCGGGTACTAAATTTGGTCCATATGGATAAACACTTCCACCGCCGCCTCCAGCGACTACTCCACTAGCTCCTAAAGTTATTCCAGGAAAACTCGGTGCAACATCTTTTCCAGGGCCTCCGGCTCCTGCAGATCCAACTGGATCTCCACCAGGTCCAGATGCGTTAGCGCCTTTACCACCAGCACCTCCAGCACCTCCAGCTATTCTTGTACCACCATTACCTGATGAAGGTGGCATTGGTGCACCAGCAAAACCAAATCCATAAGTTCCTGAGACTCCTGATTGAGAACCTTGAATAGCATTACAAGGTGCGTTCACAGCTCCTCTTCCAGGTCCACCACCAGATCCTCCTGGATTAAAATTTCTTCCTCCGCCTTTTGCAATAATTTGTCCAGCAGTTGAATCAATTGTACTATCTCCTCCAGTATCTCCATTACCTGGAGCAGGGGCTGGTTGTAAACCACCTCCAGAACCTCCATTACCTATAACAATGGTATTTTCAACGTTAAGATTAAGTAATTCTGTTGTATTAGGGGCTGGGATTAAAACTACACCTCCGCCACCGCCAGCGCCAGTAGCACATGTTCCGCCACCACCGCCTCCGGCAACTAATAATATATCTATACCAACATCATTTAATTTTACTGAGCCTCCAGAACCAAATCCTAAAACTTGATAACCAAATGACTTACCTTTTCTTCTTTGGATATTTTTTGTGTTCTTACCTGTAGTAAGTTTATTTTTTAATTCTCTCATACTTAAATTCCTTATGCGTCGTTAGCCGCATCAGTAGTAAAGAATAATTTGATACCTAGAACTCTGGATTCACCGGTAAATGTATCACTACCCTCGGCTGCTGCTCTGTATAATTGAAAATAAGTTTGTTCACCTGCTGCAGGAGAACCCGCAACTGTCAATGCACCACTCTCTGCTGAAACTTGTTGATCTTCAACTGTTCCAATCCCAGCGTCAGTGATTTGTACTGGTGTTCCGTATGCAACGTCGATAGTATCACCATCGGCACACGCAACTGCTTGTAAATTAAATAAACAGTCTCCTGTGTTAGTCGTGCTAGGAGCCCAATAAACTTGGTAAGTTAAAGTACCTTCATTCCATGATTTAGGCATAGCTATTGTAAATTGTGTATATTGTTGTGTACTAGCATCAAAATCAAATACTTTCATATCAGGTCTTAGAGCTGTAGTTTCTACTTGTTCTGCATCAGCTCCATTAGTTGTTGGAGCGTACATTGCTGCAGCTGGAATCCAAATAGTTTCTTTACCTGCAATTTTTAAAGCGGAACCGTTTCCTTGTAATGTACCTGTTCCTTTTGGAACAAGGTTAAGACTTACATTTGTTTCACCAGCAGCTGTAATAGTAGGTGCATTACCTGTAGCAGCGTTTGCTAATGTAATTTCATTAACAGCTGAACTTGTTGCAGTAAGGTTAATTAATTCATTTCCGTTAGTATCTAAAATGTTAGTACCAATTTTAGGACTAGTTAAAGTTTTGTTTGTTAAAGTTTGTGTTCCTGTAAGAGTAACATCTCCAAAACTCAATGTATAAATATCAGGGTTAGTTCCATCATTTGCCGTAGCAAATACAAGTTGATCACCTTTATCAGTTGCTGAAAAAGTAAACGTATCACCTGAACCAGTAATATATTTAAATTGTACTGTATAAGCACCTGATGTTGAATTTCTTAAAAAATAAAATGTTTGTGCATCTAAAGGAATTGTTACGATTTGGTTTCCAGTAATAGTACCTGTAAACTCAATCATTCTGTGAGCCATACTAGCACCAGCTGATCCATCTGAAACTGTTAAATCTGTAGTCTGTGCTCCACCTGCAATTGATTGAACAGTATATCCACCTGAAATTTGTTCGATTATGTTTAAGTTGGTGTTAGTTTTTGTTCCCCATGTACCGGCGTTTTCACCAGTTGCCATTAGTTCTACACCGAGAGCCGTATAAGTTGATGCCATAATTTTGTTCTCCTAATTAGTATCTTTTTTTAATTTGTTTTGTAGTTAATGTCAATAACATATTATTTAATTACCTGCATTAACAGATGTATAATTTGCGGTTTGTGTAGCCGTTACTCGTTCATAGCCTAAAGGAGCTACTCCAATTGGTGATACACTAGCAGTTGCTGAAACTCCTGTCAATCCCATTACTTGATCTGCAGGATCTATTGTGCCTACCGATGCTGTTGCTAAAACTCCTGTTAATCCCATTACTTGATCTGCAGGATCTAAGTTTCCTGTAGATGCAGTCATAGAAACTCCAGTTAAATCTACAATAGGATTTTGTGATGTTATAGGCTCACCTAAAGTTGTTGTAGCTTCTAAGCCAGTTAATCCCATTACTTGATCTGCAGGATCTATTGTGCCAATAGAAGATGTTGCACTTAGTCCTGTTAAACCCATTACTTGATCTGCAGGATCTATTGTGCCAATAGAAGATGTTGCAGAAACTCCTGTAAGAGTTCCGGTAAAATTAGAAATAGCTGTTGGTGAACCAACAGATGATGTTGTACCTATACCTGTTAAACCCATTACATTAGCAACTTCTAAATAATATTCACCACCCCAACCAGTTGTTGCAGATCCCCAAGTTTGTTTACCCCAACTTACATCTTCTCCAATACCTGTAGTTGCTTGAACACCAGAAACTATTACAACTGTTTGTCCAGATTGACCCCAATTTTCTACACCCCAACCATCTTGTCCCCAACCTGTATTTATTTCTGCTGTAACTGAAACAGAGCCTATCGCTGTAGTTGTAGAAACTCCTGTAAGTGTTAAATTTATATCATTAAGTTCTCCCCATTTACCATCATTCCAAGCTTGTGCACCCCAACCTAAAACAAATGATTCCTTAATTCCCCAAAGATTTGCACTCCAATTTCCTGCTCCCCAAAAATCAGAGTTAGGTGTGTTTGCTTGTCCACCCATTCCTGAGTGGTATTGACAATAATAATAAAGTGTAGGCGCACTATCAGCAACTACTATTTGTACGTAAGCTCCGGATTGTCCTGTTGTTCCGCTAGTGGTTACACCAGTTGTATATTCGCTTCCGCCTGAGTGTGTTCCACCACTGGTTGTTGAAAATTTAAAAGGGTGAGAACCCATTGAACTATCAGAAACATCAAATCTAAAAGTTCCACCTTCAACTAATTCTAAAGTAG